AAACTCAATCCATACATTAATAGCTTTTGGTAGACTAAATTTATACAAGGCATTTTCCCATAAAAGCTCTGGATCGTGATAATCTTCAAACTTAGCTAATCCCCAACGATTAATAAAATCAACGTCATTTCTTATGATACTTTCCATCCACATCAGTGGAGTCTTGTAACAAAAAACAACAGGAGTTGACTGAGAAAGGTTTGCGGTTGCTTGTTCTGCATCTGGAGAATGTTTCCAAGACCAATGACCAAGATCATTTACATTACCATGATTACAATAAAAATTAGTTAACGTAATTTCTTTGGCAAAATTAGTGCATGTTCTTTGAATACCAAAAGTGTAAAACTTCATTTATTTTTTTGTAGAAGCACTAGCTCCTAGTGAATTTCTTTTATCAAACTTATAGTCTTTATATTCTCCTTCTTGATCAACATAGTGTAAAAACACTGTTATAAAGTGATCATGTTGACAGTATTCTCTCCAATGAATTTTATCCATTCCCTTAAATAAAAGAGCATTATTAGGCAACATAGAAAACTTGTGATCAATACGATATCTATTGTATGACTTATCATCGTCAAAAAACTTATAATCAGAAGTTTTGTCTTCTTCTCCTACAAATATTTCGTAAGGTTTGTCTATAGGATCTGCGCCTAAACAGAGAGCAACCGTATATTCACAAGAAGGTCTATCTTTATGTATCGGTAAACAAGAACCTTTATCATAAATTCTAAAGAAAGAATAAGTTGGCCAAAGCTTTTTACCAACGTTTTGTTCAACAACAGGAGTTGACATATCCAAGAGTGTCTCCATTAAATGATCACCATACTTAGCGATCAATGAGCTTGTTTGACTGTCAATCTTAACTTCAGAATAATTAGAGTATTTTATCAAAGCATAAGAATTACAAAGATTTAAAATTTGTTCTGGTAAAAATTCTTTAATAAAAATTGGATTCATACAAACCATCCTATCAGTGCATAACGTGTCCCTTTAGTTATTTGATTTACTTGATGAGGATACATAAAATTAGAAGGAAATATAATTGTATCCCCTATGTTTTGTGGAAACTGAACCTTATTTTTAGGAAAATCAAATACAAATTCACCACCCTCAAAGTCATTGTTTAGACAAACAGATATTGAAAGTTGTCTTAAAGGGACAGTGGATCCCATATCGGTGTGAAACTTATAACCTGCTTTATATGTGTTATGTTCATATTTTAGAAAATCAATTGTAGAAAATTTACTTATATTTGAATATGGAAACTTTTCTTTATAAACATCCATAGCTTGCCAAAGTTTTTCTTCTACTATGTTTTGTACTATTTTTTGTCCAAAAGATTCTGGTTGTAGGATATTTTTAGAAATACAATTTCTAACTTCTTTATTCATACCACCGACTGTGGTGGCATCAACTAAATTATTATCATCATAATAAGATATTATTTTTTCACAAAGAGAACTTGGAAAAAATTTTCTAATTTCTAAGATATAATCTTGAATCACTTAGTAAGTAATACTGTGTCCTGATAAATAAGTGTCTCTATCGGTATCTGCTTTAGCGACAGCTTCATCATGAATTCTTTTTATTTCAGCTTTATATGTATCGTTTGTTGTAAAAGAATTACTTATTGACTCTAAGTTAGGATTGTTTTCAGTTTCAAACTTACTATTCCATATATCTTGAGCTTCACATCTAACAACAACGTTAGTTACCCATTGAGGTAAATCTGACTGACTTTCGTAAACATAGTTCGGATCGTTATTTGTGTATTCTAATTCAAAACTCCAAGTGCCATTTTTATTTCTACACTGAAGAGCATGAACATCAGAAGGAATCTCAGTATGAGAACGAATATTATAATAAACTTTATTATCAATATAAACGTCTGACTCTGTGTTACCTGTACCTAATGCAGGTCCTGCATCATTATTTAATTGATAATCACCAGAGCCGTCTCTGTAATATACATTGTTGTCTGGATGAATATCCGCATCAAAGATGATAGTTAATCTAGAATTAACTGTTGTATTATTTATTGTTATCGACATCTTTTTTACCTTTGTTTCCTTTCTTTACTTTTACCTTATTATTGCTTAATTGTCTAATGGTTTCATCTTCAATATTTTTATTATTTTCTTGTATGGCTCTTTGATGATCACCAATTAATGAGAAGATACTATGTGCATTCATTGCAAGATTTTTAGCTGATTCACTGCCCTCGAGTAGTTTATTAAAAGCTGATTGTTGTTTAGTCATCTCGTTTCTAAATGATTCTGTTGCAGCTTGAGTTCCTTGAATATGTCTTGAATTTTCAACTAAAAGCAAGGGTATCCACGCTATTGAACAACCCCATTCTTGTACAGGAGCACCAGTTTGTGGATGAGTTCCTTGTAACATGTTATACCAAATACATTGTGTTTTAATACACTTCTTATTAAGAAGCGGGCACTTCCCATCGGGATCAAATATTGGCATTAATCTTTGTTGGCGACAATTACGTTTGCGTACTTAACATCCATAGCAGGCATAGAAATAGTTCCACCTAAAGATGAACTATCGACACTGAATGGGTGTGAGTGAGATCCACCACCACCCGCACTACCTGTTGGGTTTGGACCAGGGTTATTTGCGTTTTGTGCTAAACCTGTTCCACCACCACCTGGTGTTGCTGACTTTGGTCCTGGGTGAGTATGGGAAGAGAGTTCTGGAGTTGAAAGAGTATGCCCTCCAACAGTTCCTGATACTGAAACAGTTGCAGAAGTTGTATCAGTATTTCTGCTTGATGCAAATGTAGAGTAGAAAGAATCAGAACCACCAGTTCCACCACCAGTTCCTGTTACAATTGACATTGCGGTATTTGCTAAAGCTGCACCAGTTTGTTTTGTCCAGCCTGTTGGAGCAGAAGCTTGATTAAAAATCATTGATGTGTTTGCTTCAAAAGGATCAACACCTGTTAAACCTGCACCGTTACCAGAGTAAGATGTAGCAGTTACTAAACCATTCGGATTTAATGTAATGGCTGAGTTAACAGTAATATTTTTTCCAGAGGCTACAGAAACATTATCGTTAAAAGTAGTCACACCAACAACGTTAGCAGTTCCCTTAACAGACAAGTTACCTAAAGAATTTGCAAAAAGGTCAACCATAGTGTCCCCAGTACAATACATGATTGTGTGAGATCCTTGAGTAACGGCAACACCATTTGCTCCATGACCTGTCGGAGCTACAGTTAAACTTTGTGAGCCAGAGGTATTGTTAAAAAAGATATAATTATTTTCTACGGCAGGAACAAAGACAGTGATATCGCCTGTTAAAGCTCCTGTAAATTCGATTACTTTGTTTGAAGACTCAGCATCTGGATCAGCGTTTGCTGTTGTTAAAGTAACGTTAGCTGAACCCGCAACAGATTTAGATAAATATCCTGCTGCAAAAGCATCTAATGTTTCTAAATTTGTATTAGTGTTATTACCCCATGTATTGGCATTAGCGCCTGTTTCCATGAGTTCTAGTTTGAGTCTGTCTGAATATGTACTTGCCATTTTTTATACCTCTTTAAAATATATCTTTTTTAATCCTTCAAGCAACATTTTTTTATGCTGCTACTGAGGTCCAAGTATTACTTGCACCTGTTACTACATTAGCCCATGGGGTTGATCGCATATTACCTAATATGACAGACATTTCAACACCCGTTGGGGTTACTATCGCACTACCTGATATGGTTTCTGTACCTTCAGCAAACTGTATTAATACTCCAGTTGTTGCTACGTTGACACCAGTTCCTGTTTGAGTAGTTGCTGTTCCTAAAGTAGTGTTTGCTTGAGCACCTGTCATGGTGAAGTTTGCATCACCAGTGATTGCTAAAGCACCAATATCAAACGTTGAAATTAATGATGTGACATCAACTTGTGTAAAGATATCAATGGTTACCGCACCTATTTCTGCTTCTATCTGGTCACCAGGAGCGGATGTAGTAACGTTATTATCACCGATAATTGTTGGGTTTGCTAAAGGTATGGTAATAGGTAGTCCTGTTACGCTTATGATTTGATCAGTAACAAGAGATACCGATCCTAAAGTTGTTGTGACTGCATTTCCTGTGACAGGAGCATCAACACCTGTGCCTGTTTGCACAGTTGTCGTACCTGTAAATGTAGACATAGATTCGCCAGTAACATTGGCGAAAAATTCTATATTCTCATTCCATGCAAAAGATCCCCAAGTATTTCTACCCCAACCTGCATCAACTGTTGTGATGACTAAAGGAGCTGCACTATCAATAATGTCTGTAGAACCATTGGCGCCATCAAAATGTAAAAGAATTAAAGTATTTGAATCAGTCGTAAATTCAGATGTTGGAGGAGTAAAGTTTGATGTATATCTTACGCTCGTTGATATTCTTGTTTCGTCAAAATATCCGTCTGAGGAGAGTCCTCCGCCAAATGCTGCTCCAATTGTGTAAACTGTTGATGGAATGTCTTGATCGACAGTGTCTGTATTAGTTCCAACGGAATTGCCATCAATATAAATTTCATAATTTCTTCCGTCTCTTGTAACTGCAATATGATGCCAAGTATCAGCTGACAAATTATGAGTAACATCAATCTGA